CACAAATATGTAGATTGTCCAATTCTCCCAATACAATCATAGATCTAGATTTAAGGCACTAGACCTCCGGCGCAACATCAACCGGGGGATTTATAGTCGACCAACCACGGAATGGTACGACATATTAGGAATAAACGCAACGGTCACAACCTACTCTCTGCAGATCCCAAAGGACCCACGCACGCAAAGGGACAATGCCTTAATGAACGCACAAGAGAAGATCACAAGAGTCGCATAAACTCCAAAGGTCACCGAATACCAACATCGGTGCCGAGTAGGGGATACCAACACCCCTAGAGGACAGCCTAGGGCTGCCCACAATCTCGGTCGGCCATTCGGCGCAGCAACGGACACCTGCTACGCTCGAAAAGACCCGCGCCAACAACACTGGCGACTGCTTGCTGGACCTCAGAGTGCGAGAATCCATAGTGGTAATCGTAGTAGTTGCAAATGCCATCCCAATCCAACGGCCTCGTCGTTTTTGCAACCAGGTTTTTATACGGATTAGCTACATCCGCAATCACCTTACCACCGCCAACCCAACGCTCAATAGCAACCGCAAGAGCGCCAATAACTGGGTCGACTTGGCCGTACGAGCGGCATGTTGCAGCGATGCCGCGCAACCATGCCAACTGATTCCTCGTAGACCTATTTACTTTGTCACATGCTATCTTAGCCAAGAACTTTCCAATCTTAGGCATAAGGATGTAACCCTCTCCCCTTGGGTAGAAACGACCGGAGCAAAACTCCACGTCGAGGGGGTCGTATCTGACTTCTAAGGTAACTTCCATACCATGGTCAGCATACTTCTTTATTATGGCATCGCGACCTCCCAATCGCCTCAACTCTGTGTCAGTTGTCACTGTAACCGAATCATCACCACAGACGATAGATATCCACAAACGGCCTTGCCCATGGATTGCCAATTTCATAGCCATATTCACGGCTGTATCACCCAGAGAAGTGTCAGGCCAACCGGACTGCATTGTCCATGGCACACTGTACTTATCTCCAAAAGGCGATCTACCCTTCGAGATCTTACGTGTTAACGCTTTTAGGGCCTTACGACTAACCCTACCACGATAGAACTCTGAGAGAAATCCGAATGCTCCCTCCCTTAGGTGCATA